GCTGAAGGGCCGGTCAATATCAGTAGCCTAGTCAACTCTGACTACATCATGGATCTTATAGAAGATGATGTATCAAACGCTGATTATCATTGGTCGGATCACTGGGATTAAATTATGAAGATTGATTCCGATGTACCCATTCCAAAGGAAAATACGCGGTCGGGTAAGTGGCTAAATCTAAGTCGCCGAATGAGTGTCGGCGATTCTGTTTTGCTTCCAAAAAAACAGGCTTACTCCCTTAAAGCCTCGCTATCTAAGAATGGCTTTAAGGTTGTGACAAGAACCGAGGACATGGATTCAGGTTTAATACGTGTCTGGAAATTAGAAAAAATTGTTAAACAACGAAAAGGTGGTATAAACTCTGTATAGCTCAAGGCGAACCCCTCGCCTGTTGGCTGGTCGGCGGCGCCCCAGTGAGCTAAATCGCCGCCTTGGTTTCGTCCAGGGCGCTACTCCTTGCCCGATTGATCGGTTGGCGGCGTCCCGATGGACGAAATCGCCGCACCTTTAAAGCTCAACCCCCCAGAAACATCCCGCCAGAAATCACTCCATGATCTGCAGCTGACAGAATTGTCATTGATATGGCAAACACCAAAATCAGGGGCAGCAGGAATTCAGGTATCTCATCCTTCCAACTGCCCCGACCGCTGCTCACTCCTGACCCGTTACGCTGGTGGGGAAGTCGCTAATGAGCTTGTCCATGTTATCCATGGCTTCTGATGCGCTGACGTTATCAGATGCCGACTCGCCCTCAATAGCTGCTCGTGAACAGAACGGCTTACCCTTTCCATCCTGGCGGTAAGGTATGCCATTGGCGTCCAGCACCCGCTTGAGCTTGGGGGTGGTGTAAACCTTGAAGATGTTGAACAAATCGCGGTAGTACAGGTAGTCGTCTGACATGGTTTCTCCTTAAAAAAAGCCCCAGAAGATCTGGGGCAAAGACTACCGGCCGAACACTCAAAGCCGGTAGGTTAGTGTTACCAAGGGATGTCGTCATCCTTGGTGGGTTCCGGTTTAGGATCTGGTGCAGCCTGCTTTTTCTCAGGCTTGTAAGTATTGCGCTCTGCGTAGAGCTTGCCCTTTTGGGATTCCTTGATGTCGATGTTGATCCATTCATCGCCAGGATTGTTCTTAACGAACTGTCCGATCCAGCCCTTGAAGTCGTCAAGCTTTATAGAGATGTTGGCTTTGATAAAATCTGGGGCATTCTCGTGAGGTCTTTTCACAATCATGCCATCAACAAAATCTTTGTCTTCGTTCATGCGGCCTCCTTTCTGGCTTGTGCAAACTCATCGGACTTGAGAAACGCTCTCTCTTCCGTGGTAAATACTCCCCCTTTGGTAGGGGCAACCCATAAGGCTTCTTTTATCTCGTTGGATAGCTCAAGCCAAATCTGTGCAACACCAGCAACATCGCCGGTTTTGATGTACTCCTTGATAAAGTAGATGGAATCAATGTTTTCCCTGATAGCGTCGTTATGCTTGAGGATCGGTTCCATTGAATCCTTTAGGGAGCCATGAGCGATTGCTGTGGCGACCTCATCAGCACTCGCAATCTCAGTACCACCTAACCCCAGAAATGCCAGCGCCCGTCCTACCGCTGAGGTTTCGGCGTTCTCAAGGGCTGAAGTTTTGTTGATTTTGCCAAGGCTTCTGTTCTCTTCTGCGAATCCAGTGGCTGCAACCTTCCCGTCCGAGTCTCGAATCGTTGACTTCATTACGACCATCGACTCGTCGGCACTGACCAATTCGGTCTCTATTGACCAGTCCTTGAACTCTTCCGA